CAGAAAGCAGAATAATGGCAAGATTTGTAACAGGCGAAACATTTGGAACAACCGATACGGTAACAGCTACTAAGCTGAATAATGCCGTCAACAACGCTGCAATATCAACGGACTCCGTAGATAACAATACAATAGAAGTAAATTCTAATGCGCTTCGATTAAAAGACAGTTCAAGCAAAACAACCGGTGTAACCTTTACTAAAATGCAACACATTAGTACTGCACAGGTTCTTGGTCGAGTCTCTGCTAGTGAAGGTGATGTAGAAGAAGTCGGGATCGTTATCGGTGGTAGTGGAGATGCTGGTTTGTTATTTGACAACGATGATATGTTGGACAACAGCGATACCGCTGGAGGTTCAGCTACTCGTGGTGCTACACAGCAGAGCATTAAAGCTTATGTTGATAGCCACGGCATTAGTCAATCTAGCGGGTCGGCTCCTTATTTTGGTTGCAGGGCTTTTGGAACTTTTAATGGACAGGCTACAAGTCCTATAACTCCAGAATCTGCCGGTAATATTGCAAGTATTGTTAGAACTTCCACTGGGGCATATGCAATAACATTTACAACAGAAATGCCCGGTGTAAATTATTGTGTAGTTGCAAATGAAAATCACTCAACTAGTTCTAGCTTTGGGACAAGTACAACTGTTTCATCTCGTACTACTACCGGTTTTAACTTACGAACGGGAGAAGCCAATACAGGTGCAGGTTATAACCCTGACAACGTCGCATTTTGTGTTTTTGCCTAATGAACTTCCTCCTGCAATTAATTTAATACATCAATAATATGGCAGTTATAACATCAGGAAAAACATTTGCTAACGGCGAACAGCTATCGGCTGATAAACTTAATCAAGTAATTACAGCTGCGACCTTTAACGCATCCGATGCTGTTGATGGCAGTACTATGACTCTTATTGGGGGTGCTATGGCAGTCCGTGATAGTGGCATTACAAAAGCTAAGATAGAAAATGTAGCTAATATGAAGGTGTTAGGCAATACCTCTGGAAGTGCAACTTCGCCTCAGGAGGTTGCTATTCTGGACGAAGACAATATGTCTACGAACTCAGATACTTCGTTAGCAACACAACAGAGTATTAAGGCTTTTGTAACTGCGATGCGACCAAAGTTTGTGGCTCTTACAGGAGGGACAACGGCTTTAACAAAAACAACCGCATCAGTATCAACTGCTGACTTCACATATAATATAGCAGATTTTACATCCATTGATTCTGATTTTGGTACTAGCAAAATTGTTGCTTTGATTATAGCAGGGTTTACCTCTAGTCAACAGGACTTAAATCAAGTACAGGTAAGATTACCAAATGATGAGTTTACTTCTATTTCTGCTACATCTGCGGATAGTACTGCGGATTTTACTCAGGACAACGCAACATCATATATTCCAATTAATTCTGGGCAATCTTCGATTGTAATTCGACACTCAGTAGGTAATGCACAAACTACTGCGGCACAATCTGTAATCAAGGGAGCAATTATTCATCCTGGCTTGTAGCACTAATGAACCCCCTCCTGCAATCAGTTCAAATAGCATTGCAAAATGCTACACAGATAGAAGCCATTGCTTTCATTGATAAGGTTGTGGATTTCTGTGTGGAACACGAGAACGGGAAAGTATTCCCTGGATGGCCAGAAGAGTTAATCCGATTACTTGTTGGATACCATATGGCTAAGGAAACATTTATTGTAGAGCAGGACGAAGAGGGTAATATCACAGGTGTAGGTATGTGGTATAATTGTGATGAAAACGCTGACTGGGATTTCATTAAAAACTGGGAGCCAGACAATAAGGATGCTAACGGTATATTTCTTGGCTTTCTTCATGCCACCAGCACTAAACTATTAAAAAAAATGACTCGTAAATTTTTAGAGCTATGCCCCGAAGCTATGCACAAGAAACTTATTATGATGCGTCATAGAAGTCACGTACCAACACGAGTTGAAAGTAATTACAAATTATTTAATAAAATACTAGCAATATAAAATTATGGGAGGATCATCTTCACCACCACCACCACCACCACCAGCTCCTATTGATCCAGCTAAGTCAATGGGCGAATACTTATTCGGCCAAGGATTTACCAACTTTCGAGGCATTACTGATCCTCGATTGCAGGAGCGATTGATCGGCGCAGAGCAAAGATTTCGCCCTCAGTACGCTGCACTTGAGCTTGCGGATATTAATACGTTTGCTTCTGGTATCCCTGGAGGTAAAAATAGCCCTCAATACAAAAGACTTGAAGCCCAGCTTGCTGGACTAGAGGCAGGTCAAGGAGGTGTTAGCAACGAAGAGGCGATGAAGATTGCAAGATCGGTAGTAGGTCGTCCGCCTTCACCAACTAAACCCGCAA